GTGAGGCCCCCTAGGGCCACACGTCCATGCCAGCAGTAAGACGGGCCGCGCCTTTGATCGCCGCCCGCGGGCTGGCACCCCGGGCCGATGCTGGAGTGCCCCTCCCCCTGCACCCCCGGCCCCTGAAGCCCTCGGCTATACCGCCCGCCCCATGTCGGCGGCACGGGTAGCCGGGGGCTTCCCTGTACCCCTGGAGGTCCGCATGGGATGGGAGACGAGCAATCGTAAGGCCGAGCTCCCGGCCGACTGGAGCACCCGCCGCATACGGGTGCTACGCCGGGATGGGTACCGGTGCCAGGCCCGCGACTCTCGCGGCATCCTATGCGGATACCCGGCGAATCAGGTTGACCATATCGAGCGAGGCAACGACCACGACGAGGACAACCTACAGGCCTTGTGTCGCTGGCATCACGCGCGCAAGAGCTCGGCGGAAGGTCTAGCAGCTCGTCGACCTCGACTCTCTCAGGCTAGGGCCCCCGAGCGGCACCCTGGGCTTCTCTGACTGACCGAGAGCGACGCAGCTCCCCTGGGGGGTGACCCTCCCCCTCCCCCTCCCGCCCTGCCCGACACGGCATAGCGTCTCCCTGTGCGCGCGGGTCTGAGGGTTTGAACAAATGACGAGAGGTTGACCCTCTCACACTCCCGACCGCCCGGAGATCGGCCCTCAACAAATCGCACACGGTTTATCAGGGCCGAATCCGGGGCCATTCTGCCCGAGAGGAGGCCGCCGCATGGCCGGAAACGGACCACTCCCGAAGGCGAACCGCCAGCGCGAGCGCGACACAAAGCGCCGAGACGCCTCCATGACAACGATCGTCCCCGACGGCACGATCCGCGGCCCCGAGCTGGAGGCCGGACACGGCTACTCGCCCGCGACCGTCGCCTGGTATCAGACCTGGCGCCGCTCGCCCCAGGCCCAGCTCTTCGAGGAGACGGACTGGCTCGCCCTCCAGCTCCTCCTCCCGCTCGTCGAGGCCCACTCCCGGCGCCCGTCGGCCGCCGCCCTCTCTGAGATTCGCCTGACGACGGCGGCGCTCGGCGGCACCTACGCCGACCGGCTCCGCGTGGCGAAGATTCGCATTGACCACAGCGGCGAGTCCGGCCCCGACGCCGAGATTATCCCGCTCCGAGCCGTCTCTAAGACGGACGCCCTCGCCCGCCTCCGCGGCGAGAAACAGACCACCCCTACGCCTGAGGAGGCAGACGATGATCCCGGATTCTAGCGACTACCTCGAGCCCGTCGACCCGATGGACGAGCTCCAGTGTGACTCCTGCCAGTAACCCGCACGCCTGAGAGGAGGCCGCCGCATGGCAAAGACTTACCCCTGGGGCGGCTTCCGTAACGGGTGCATCCCTCCGGCGCTCCTGACGACCGTCCGCGGCGAGCTCTTCGAGCGCGAGGCCGCGGGCTACCTCGTCGAGCTGGAGGCGGCCTTCCAGGCCCACTTCGGTAAGCCCGCAATCATCCTCCAGGGCTACCGAGCCCTGGGCAAGTCGAGCGACCAGCCCGGTACGCCGACGCAGTGGGGGCTCTATAACGAGTACCGCCACACGGACCCCCTGAGGGCGTCCTACCCCGGCGCCTCGCCGCATGGCTACGCCCGCTCGGCCGACTTCGCCAGCGGGATCGATCAGTTCGGCTCCCAGGAGAAGGACTGGATGGACGCCCACGCGCCCGCCTACGGCTGGCATCCGACCGGCAACAGCTTCCCGCGCCGTGAGGCGTGGCACTTCGACTACATCCCCGGCACGGCGACCGCCACGGCGCACGCCGCCGCCTCGACCCCCGCAGAGGACGACTTGAACGCCGACCAGGACAACAAACTCACGCAGATTTTCGACGCGATCTTCAGCGGCGGCGAGTCGATGCCGGACCAGCACCACAGCATTGGTCGGTCGCTCGCCGACATTCGCGCGATCGTCGCCCAGCCCGTGACCGGCCGCGACCGCGGCGACGGCAAAGGCCCTGTGAATATCTCGCAGATTCAGGACAACGCGGACACAAACACTCTCGTTCGCTCGCTCCTCGCCCAGGTCGGCGCCCTGAAGTCGACCGTCGCGACGATCGCCGAGAGCAGCGGCGCCGACCCTAAGGCGATCGAGGCCGCCGCCGAAGCTGGCGCCGCAAAGGCGCTCTCCGGCCTCCGCCTCGTCTCCGTCGGCGAGCCCGAAGCACCCGCCCCCGTCACGCCCCCGGCACCCGCGGCCCAGTAGCCCGGCCCCTCCCGGGGCGTGTAAACGCGCTCCAGGAAGGAGGCCTCATGGCGAAGGCGAAAGCCTGGAAGGCCGTTACGACGGTCGAGGAGTTCCCCCTCGACGGTTCGATAAAGACTCTCGGCTGGGGCGTTATCGCCTTCGTGGAGGCCTATTGCCTCCAGCCCGACGGGGACGACGCCGGGGAGCCGTTCTATTTCACCCGCGAGCAGCTCAACTTCATTTTGTGGTTCTACGCGGTCGACGCGGGCGGCAAGTTCACCTATCGCCGCGCCGTGCTCCGCCGCGCGAAGGGCTGGGGCAAGTCGCCCTTTCTGGGCGCCCTGGCGCTCGCCGAGCTGTGCGGCCCGGTCCGTTTCGGCGGCTGGGACGAGGACGGCGAGCCTATCGGCGTCACACATCCGATGCCCTGGGTAATCATCGCGGGCGTCTCTGAGACGCAGACCGAGAACACCTTCGCCGCGATCCGCGCGATGTGCGAGGGCTCGCTCCTCGTCGAGGACTTCGGCCTCGATATCGGCGTTACGCGCATCCTCACCCCCTCGGGCGGCAAGATCGTCCCCGTTACGGCTAACGCCGCCACTCAGGAGGGCGCTCGCCCGTCGTTTGCGATTATGGACGAGACGCATCACTGGACGAAGTCCAACGGCGGCGCAAAGCTCGCCCGAGTCGTCCGGCGTAACCTCGCGAAGTCGCGAGACGGCGCCGCCCGAGCGATCGAGACGACGAACGCGCACGAGCCCGGCCAGGAATCGGTCGCCGAAGGCTCTTATCTCGCCTGGCTCGCCACGGTCGAGGGCCGCTCGCGCTCTAAGGGCATCCTCTACGACTCCCGCGAGGCTCCCGGCGATATAGACCTGGCCGACGAGGTCGCCGTCATGGCTGGCCTTCGTTGCGCCTATGGTGATGCCTCCTGGGTCGACCTGGAGCGCATCCTCGCCGAGGTCTACGACCCGGACACCCCTCCCGAGGAGGCCCGGCGCTTCTACCTCAATCAGATCGTCGCCGCCGCCGACTCCTGGATCGCTCCGCCCGAGTGGCACGCGAACCGCCGCGACGATCTCGCCCCGCTCAAGCTCGGCACCCCGGGCTCTAAGCGCGACCGCGGCGACATTGTCACCCTCGGCTTCGATGGCTCCCTCACGGACGACTCGACGGCGCTCGTCGCCGTGCGCGTCGACGACGGGGCCGCCTTCCTCCTGGCTATCTGGGAGAAGCCGGAGGGACCCGCTGGCGCTGGCTGGGAGGTCCCGAAGGATCAGGTACGCGACGCGGTCGCCTACGCCTTCTCGGTCCTCGACGTCGTCGCATTCTTCTCTGACGTCGCCTATTGGGAGACGGATATCGACGCCTGGCGCGACGAGTACGGCGAGCAGCTCCTCGTGAAGGCGACCACTCGCCACGCGATCGGCTGGGATATGCGCGGGCACCAAATGGACACGACGCGCTCCGTCGAGGCCCTCCATCGCGCGATCACAGACAAAGAGCTCCCCTGGGGAGCTCACGAGCTCCTCGTCGGCTCAGCCTCCGGCGACGCGATCCTGACGCGCCACGTCCTCAACGCCCGCCGACGGCCTAACCGCTGGGGCGTGAGTTTCGGCAAAGAGACCCGCGAGTCGCCTAAGAAGGTCGACGCGCTCGCCTCCCTGATCCTCGCCCGCATGGCTCGCACTCGCGTACTTGCCGAGGGCGGCCTCAAGAAACGACGCAAGCCGACCGGCCGAGTCGCCGGATTCTAACCCGTTCCCGAAGGGGGCACGCATGGCAGTAGACGCTACCCTCGTCGAGCGGCTGGACTCCAGCCTAGAGACTGACCTCCAGCCGGAGGGCCGCCTGGGCAAGCCCCGGCGCTACCTCAACGGCGGCCACGACCTCCCGTATATGCCGAGTGGCTACAAGGCGGAGTTTCTCCACCTGGCCCAGCGGAGCGTCACTAACTGGACGCCGCTACTGTCGGACACGTTCGCAAAGGGCCTCTTCGTCGACGGCTACCGGCCGACCCGGTCGGCGGACAACTCCGCCGCCTGGGGCTACTGGCAGGTGAACGGCCTCGACGCCCGCCAGAGCATCGCCCACCGCGGCGCGCTGGAGTACGGCACGAGCTACGCCCTCGTCCTCCCGGGCAAGCGCGGCACGGCCTCGGCGCCCTTCTTCCGGCCCCTCTCACCGCTCCGATCGGCGGCCCTGTTCGCCGACGACGACGACGAGTACCCCGAGATTGCCTTCCGCCGTAAGGGGACGACGGTCAACGGGACGCGCCTCGTCGACGTCCTCGACGCCCGCAGCGTTTACACGTATGCGCGCCCGAAGGACTCCGATAAGTGGACGCAGCTTTCGACCGCGGAGCACGGCCTCGGCGTGACACCGTTTGTCCGCTTCCGCGACCGCCTGAGCGGCGAGGCTACCGGGATCATCCGCCCGATTATCACGCTCCAGGACCGCGTAAACGAGATCGTGTTTTCAACGATGATCGCATTGCAGTACGCGAGCTTCCGCCAGCGCTGGGCGACCGGCCTCGCAATCCCGGAGGACGACGACGGAAACGCGATCGAGCCCTTCCAGGCGGCCGTAAATCGGCTCTGGGTAGCAGAGGACGACACGGCCCGGTTCGGCGACTTCGCCCAGACCGAGCTCTCCGGTCACATGGCGATGTATGACTCCGCCGTCAAAACCCTAGCGGCCGTCTCTCAGATCAGCCCTAACGTCCTGACCGGCGACCTCGTGAACCTGTCCGCGGAGGCGCTCGCCGCCCTCCAGGACACGACGCAGAAGAAAACCGGCGAGTACGAGACACTCTTCGGCGAGGCCTGGGAGTCCGGCTTCCGTCTCGCGGCCCTGGCGGCCGGGGACAAGCAAGGCGCGACGGATACGAAGTCACAGGTCCGCTGGCGCGACACCGAGGCTCGCTCGCTGGCTCAGACGGTCGACGCCCTCGGCAAGATTGCCCAGATGCTCGAAGTCCCCGTAGAGGCGCTCTGGGAGCGCATCCCGGGCGTGACTGACGCCGACGTCGAGCGCTGGCGCGCCCTCCGCAAGGCCGATCCGCTCTCAGAGCTGACGGCCGAGCTCACGCGCCAGACGGCGAACGCCGGAGGCGCCACGCCGCCCGCT